GTCACATGCGGCGCGTCTTTCTCTATGCAGATAAAGATAAAATTCTCAACACGAATGCCGTTCAGCTTCAAAACGTGCATATAAAACGCAGCCTGCAAGTCGTAGCCGAACTGACGAACAGAGCGCTCAAAGCCTCTGGGTGACGCATCCTGTGTTGTCTTAATGTCCAGCACTATGCCCGCCTTGCGCAAAAGACCATCTGGGCGCGTCTTTAGGTCAATGTCAATGTCTGGGTCAGTGGCGAAGAACGAAGCCTCGGCCAGCATGTCAGGGTTTGTCAGCAAATGATTTGCCATGCGATTTTGCAGGCAGGCGTCTGCCATATTGTTTGCCAGCGTATAATCAGCCTCAGTGAGCAATATCTTGCCAGCTGCATCGCACTCCTCTTTCAGATCAGACCACGCCTTGCCGCGCCGTGTCTCAGGCCCACGCACAATCAAGTCTTTCTCTGGCTCAAGCAACATGGCATGCACTGCGCTGCCCAAGGCAAAGGCCGGGCTATCCTTGCGCTCTGCGCCAAACAGATGCGCAATGCTTTTGTTTGCTGCGGTCTTAACTGCCGTTGAGCCAAACGCATGATGCGCGTGATACTCTTCGTTCGTCATATCTTCTGATTTGATGATTGTCATGCTTTCCTCCATTTCCTCATTGTTCGCATATGTATTATATATACTCAAGCATAAAGTGCAACTAAGATTAAAAAAAGTTTTCAGTTGCGCTTTTGTTAAGGGGGTAATGACTTCCCGAAGTTGTTACCCCCTTAACGGACAGGTCCATCACACAACCTCAATAAATGTCTTGGCCGAAGCCGCCCACAATATTATGGTAGGCCTTTGCTGGCCTACGCGATTGAACACGTCAGCCTTGGAAATCCTGCCCGCATTAAATAGGCGCATGGCAGAGTTACCCGCTGTTTTGTGGTCAACCTCGAAATAATCCGCAAGCTCTGCCGTCGTGTAATACCCGCCAGCAAAAATGTAGCTAGCAATATCTGCGTCCAACGCTTCTTGATTTAATGTTTGCGATTTATCTATGATTGATTTTTCGCAAACTTCTTCATCCGACACATCACTCTCAACGCTACGCTGCAACCTCACAGCCTGCCAAGGCGTGCCTTTGTCTGACTTGTCTTGATAATTAGGCACAAGCACAGCGTGAATTTCATCGCCCGGAGCAAGGTCAAAGCCATCGGCAATGTGAACCGGGATGAAGACCTGACCTTGTGTTTCCGTATCGCAGGCGAATGCAAAGCCGTGAGCGTGCGCGTTTGTTATGATGATTTTGTTCATTTTCTTTCCTTTAGTTTTATGCTGCGGGCAATGCCCCACAATTTCTCAAGCGGCAATAGATTTTCCTGATCCATTGCCCAACCTTTGCCGTGGCCAAGGTCAATCTCATATGCCTGATCCATAAAATGCGTCTTGGGAATGTATCCCACAACGTGCATCCGGTCAGGCGCTTGCTGGCACACCAGAATAGAACAGTCAGCCTTGAATGCCTCGCGCTTCTTAAACAGCAGCCGCCCGTTGGGGTAGAACGTGGCCTTCACGTCAACGGAAATATCGTCAAGCCATACGTCTCGGCCATCATCTACGCCAACGGCGTGGATGTGGTCGAGATCAAACACCTTCGACACGGCAAGCTCTGCCTTGACGCCCAGCAAATCAAGATCAGCGTCAGACCTACCCTTGTCCCTGCGCTGATTAACAACGCCAGAAGCTCGGGCTAATTGCCAGCGCATTGCTGCGGCCTGATTGCATTGCGCAACCTCTTTTGGCGTCAGGTGTACAAGCATAGCGTGTCCTATCTAAAATGGCGGCTCTTCGTTTGGATGCGCCGGAACCCAACCCCCGAAAGGTTCCGGCGCGACATTGGTCTGAGATTCCCGCAACTGCACAGCGGGGCCGAACATTTGCATCAAGAACGTCGGCAGATACTCAGACCAAATCACTTGCGAGCCTTCGCGGCAGCTTGCGCAAGAAACTCGTCAGCGGCTTTGGCTGCGCGCTCATCGCCGCGCAGGTCGTGCCTGAGCATGACCTTCGCAGTAGATTGCGCAAGAAACTCGTCAGCGGCTTGGGCTGCCCGCTCATCACTGCGCAGGTCATACTCAAGCATGACGCGCTCAACAGCCTCGAAAATAGAATTGCGAACATCGCTTGGCATACCGTACTCGTGGAATATTGAGCATATGATGCCGCCAATCTCGGAGCTTGTGAGATTATGCGGCAATTCCCCCACAAACTTGGTGACCATATCGACTAAAAGTTTATGTGAATTGCTCATAGCCCCTGCTCCTCTTTCTCAAGCACAATGCTAATGATTGAGCGGTGAATGCCGGTGTCGCCATTCAGGTCAAGCCCATCCTTAATAAGCGCGGCGTGTATCTTGCGCCGGGCAGAAACAGATGCGCGGCTGAGGCGCGTTTTCTGCGGGTGCTGCCAATCCCAAAACTGAGCAACACCCATATAATCCGGCGAGCCAACAAACTCGCGGTCAATCTCTGTAATCTTGCACAGAGCGTTGAACGTCACGTCGGGCAATCCTACTTTAATGCTCATCGACTTCGCCCTCCCATGTGATGCCATGCTCGGCAAAGCGTTCCATTTGGTATTTGTTGGGCTTGGTGCGCTTCAGTGTTGAAATGCGGCTTGATAATGTATGAAACATCTGGGCTTCGTCAAAGGATAATCGCCCAGCATCGCCAGCTTCATCCCGTAGGGCTACAGATAAAATAAGTGCCAAACTAGAAATTTCGCACTTTTCTTTGCACTCTGAATGGTGCCAGCCCCAATCATTTCTCAAAATGTCAGAATAGCGACAAAGGTTTACTACATCTCGATATGCAAAATGCATCAGGTAATGTACGTCCTCAGACATGGACGAGCTTGCATAATGCAGCTCGCTTAATGCTTCGGCCTCTTCAGCATCGAAATCAGCAACAATATCTGCGCGGTCAAGCATGTTTTGCTTGACGCCCTCCCAAAATGCAATCTCTTCTGCGGATGGTTTGGTATCGTTTGTCATTTGTTAAACTCCATGTTTGTGTTGTGCCACCAGTATTCGCATATAAAAAACACATGCGCAAGTATATTTTTCACTGGCTCCCCATATTGTAAACATATATAAACAAATCAAATGGAAAGGGTGGATAAAATGTCAGACAAAAAACGCTTGATTAACTTTGCCGAAGAATATGACCGGGTAATCTCAGAGGCTGCGCGCAGGTCCGGGCTATCGTTTAGCGCGTTCTGCCGTAGTGCAGCGTTAGAAAAGGCTGCAACAATCGTGCAGCATGTAGACCAGCCGAGGGTTGATTGATGCTGATTTACGGATGTGATCCGGGCTTCACCGGGGCCGTGGCGTTATACTGGACCGACACGGGCAAGCTCGAAGTGCATGACATGCCAACCGTGAAAAACACAAAAGGTAAAACGGTAATAAACTGCCCGGCACTATTGGACGTGCTACAGAACGAAAGCGGCGAGCGTTGCCTTGCCGTAATTGAGCAGGTGGCCGCCATGAAAGGTCAAGGAGTGTCTAGCATGTTTCGCTTCGGTGAGGGCTTTGGCATGCTGCAAATGGGATGCGCCGCAAACAAGCTACCCGTGCAATTTGTGACGCCAGCAAAATGGAAGGGCTTCTTTGGCCTGAGCCGTGACAAGGGTGTTTCTCGCGGCTTGGCGATGCAGCGCTTTCCAAATAACGCTGGCGATTTTGGCAGGGTCCGAGATGACGGAAGGGCCGAAGCGGCCTTGCTTTGCCTTTACGCGGCAGAAAATATGGTTTGAGCGGTTTGGGGTGGCTGTATTAAATGTGTATTAATTGCAGGGCTATATAAACAAGGGGTTTTGTGGTGTGTTTAGTACAATTAATACAAATTAATACAGTAATTCATACAATGGGCGTATTTTGTATGAATGTATTAATACGCCTTTAGGCGTAATTAATAATACATTCATACACCCGAGATACAGGAGTTTAATATATGGCCTTTGATGGTAGAGCATGGATAGAACAAAAGATAAAAGAAGGCCGGGCGATTGTACGTCCTGTAGGCTATCATAAAGGGGCCGAGCCGTTGCAGGGGTTTGGATCAAGGCTTGACGCTTGCCGGGATTTAGGTGAGCTGGAAGGCTTCGCCAACCGGCGCAAGTTTGATCCGACATTGCCAAAGTGGAATGCAAGCGAGCGTGATGCAATCTTGCGCCGCAAATTTGAGATGGAGAATAGCGGGAATGAACGACGCAAGAAAAAATGACCAAGGCAAAGAGCCAATCGAATTGGTTGCGCCGGAGTTTATATTTGGCACGGCGCGGGTGCTGGGCTTTGGCGCGGATAAATACGCTGCGCGTAATTGGGAAAAGGGGATGAGGTGGGGGCGCGTGTTCGGCGCGTTGATGCGTCACCTCTGGGCTTGGTGGGGTGGAAAGACTGCAACGCGGAATTTTGCGTTCAGCGAGCTGGATAGCGAAACAGAAGTTTCGCACCTATGGCACGCCGCGTGCTGCCTCATGTTCCTGATTGCGTATGAGGAGCGCGGCACGGGCGAGGATGATAGGCCAGAATAGGTCTAGGGCTTGATCTAAGCCCGGTTTGAGGGCTAGAAAGGCTTTGCGGGTACTTCTCCTCCCAATCACTCGCAAACTAGCTCGGCACGGCCCCAAAACGTGCCGGGCGTCTTTTTACAGGAGCCGGGCCAATGTCTTTCCAGATTGATTTTCGCATGATGCTCACTTGCGAGGATACGGACCAGCAAGAGATTGTGACGGGCGAATTGATCGACCACGTTGAGGAGCAGCTATCGGCTGGCGTACCTGTTGAGCGGGTTATGCAAAGTCTGGCTGAGGTGATACTGGAGATCCAAGACATGATAAGCCCGGAGGGTGAGACTGTGCATTAAAAAAGCCCGGCGCAATGGCCGGGCGTTTTGTTATGGGTTAAAGTAGATCGCAACTAGCGTGATGGTCAGCACGGCGACATAGATTGCGGCAATCTGCCAATCCTGTTTCTGCATCATGCCGCCTCCTCTTCGCGCTCTTCAAATATCTCCCATAGGCGAGCGCATATCCGCGCGTTTATCTCGCCATATGCCATGATGCAGGCAATATCGTCGTATGACTTGCCATGCTCGCCGCCATAGCATTCAGAGAAGAACTCTTCGCCTTGGTCAATGTTGCAGTTTTGGCAAACCGCATGGGCTTTGGCGTAGTAGATAACATGCTCTGAGCCGTCCGCGCTTTCATGCGCCCAATCTATAGCCTGCTCAATGTCGCTGGCGTCGCGTGCAATCTCTTCGGCAATGTCATCGCAGTATTGTGTGAGGTCATAGTCTTGCATTGTCTTACTCCATGTTTGTTTGTGTTGTGCTTACTGTATATGTGAAGCATATGCGCTGCGCAATAGTGACGTTACGTCACAAACTGATTTACCTACCCACAACACAGAGCGCGACACTGACACACAAGCGCGCTCGCGTATCGCATTGGCTGGCCATGTGTCAAGATTGGGGCAACAATGTGTCAACAATGTGGCACAATGCTTAACATGTTAAACAAGTGCTTGTTTATATAAAGCGATGCTTATATGCCCCCCCCCGGTCAACGATTTGCCGGGTAGTGTTATTATTATACAATCCACACACACGGGTGCCACCCCGCCCCACCCCTTGCAATTCACACCCCAAACAATGTAAAAAAAATATAAAATTGGAGTAAAGCAAATGGCAGGCAAGGCATTACGCAGGCGCATACTTGACGACATCAAGAAGCAAGGCGGCGCTGAGTACATTTTTGACCAAGTGGCATCGGGCAAGACTATGACGCAGCTTGCGGCAGACTATGGGTGCAGCCGCCAGTATTTCAGCACGTCAATCAACTCCATACCTGAATATGCTTCTGTGCTGGCTAGGGCAAAGCAGGAAGCAGCAGACGCGCTGGTTGAGGAGGGCTTGGGCATGGTTGACGCGCTTGACGGCGCTAGCACCACGTCGGAGATTGCGGCCACGCGTGAGAAAGTTCAGTGGCGCAAGTTTATGGCTGGCTCGTACAATCAAGAGCGTTACGGTAGCAGGCCACAGACAAACGTGACCATATCTGTGAGCGACATGCACTTAGACGCGCTGCGCAAAGTTAATTCTGATCTTGCCGCGATTGATGCAGAGGATCGCCAGCGCGAGGCCAGCGCAATTGACGTTGATTATGAGGATGTCACGAATGAGCAATGATAATCCGCTTGAGGAGTTTGTGCTGCGTTACCGCGATGACCCTGCGTTATTTGTGACTGAGGTGCTTGGCGCGACGCCATACGACTATCAGGCTGAGTTTCTCAACGCGCTGGCGAACGGCGAGCGCAAGATGAGTGTGCGCAGCGGTCACGGCACAGGCAAGTCTACGACGGCCAGCTGGGCTATGCTTTGGTTTGTTCTGCTGCGTTTTCCGAATAAGGTTGTGGTTACGGCCCCCACGTCTGGCCAGCTGTTTGATGCGTTGTTTGCGGAGCTGAAGCGCTGGATTAATGAGCTGCCGGATCAGCTTAAAGTGTTGCTTACGGTCAAGTCAGACAGGGTTGAGCTAATGGCTGCTCCGAGTGAGGCTTTTATTTCTGCTAGGACAAGCCGTGCAGAGACGCCGGAGGCGCTGGCTGGGGTACACTCGGAGAATGTGCTGTTGGTTGTGGATGAGGCTTCTGGTGTGCCTGAGAAGGTGTTTGAGGCTGCTGCTGGCTCTATGTCTGGCCACTCTGCTACTACGATTTTGCTGAGCAACCCGACACGTTCATCTGGCACGTTTTTCGAGAGCCAGACGCGCATGGCATCTAGCTGGTGGACACGGCGCTGGTCATGCGTAGATAGCCCGCTTGTGTCTGAAGAGTTTGTTGACGAGATGCGTGCTAGGTATGGCGAGGATAGCAATGCGTTTCGCATTCGCGTTCTTGGCGAGTTTCCCATGGCGGATGACGACACGATTATTCCGTTTCACTTGGTTGAGAGCGCTATTCGCCGTGATATTGAGGTAACAGAGGATGAGAAGCCTATTTGGGGCTTGGACGTTGCGCGCTTTGGTGCGGACAAGACTGCGCTGTGCAAGCGGTATGGCAATGTTGTGACAGAGATTACGTCATGGCAGGGCTTAGATTTGATGCAGACCGTTGGGCGTGTGATGGCCGAATACGAAGGCTTAGCGCCTTCTATGCGGCCAAAGGAAATACTTGTTGACAGTATTGGCGTTGGCGGCGGTGTTGTTGATAGATTGCGCGAGCTTGGCGCTCCTGTGCGTGGTATTAATGTTGGCGAGGCTCCGGCCATGGGTAACACATATATGAACTTACGCGCAGAACTTTGGTTTAAAACAAAGGGTTGGCTTGAGGACAGGTCGTGCAAGCTACCGAATGACGATCAATTGCTGGCAGAGCTAACGTCAATACGCTACGGCTTTACGCCCGGCGGCAAGATGAAAGCTGAGAGTAAGGACGAAATGCGCAAGCGCGGCCTTCGTTCTCCAGACCTTGCTGACGCGTTATGTTTGACGATGGCCAGCGATGCTGCAACTGCACTGTCTGGCGCTATGTCAAGCTGGACGCAATCAATTAAGCGCAATTTGAAAGGTATTGCATGAACACAGTTCCGTTTCACCGACTGTCACCCAAAATGAAAAACATCCGTATGAATCAATGGATTAAGGCTTACATTGGCAAAGGTTTAACGCTTGAGGATGCGCAATATGCAGCAAGATGGCGTGCCGGGCATTGGAAGCTAAACGCGCGTATGGAGAAGGTGCTAGAAGGCATCAAGGATGTGTGATATGCAACCTGCGTGGCATTATCAGATAAACTGTGCTAATGTGCAGAAAAATGAGGATTGACATTATGACACCATGTAAAGGCTGCCCCACCCCCGCTGGATGTAAGCGCGCAGGCAAGTGCTTGTCTAAAAAATACGGTAAATAAGTTATGGGTATTTTTGATTTCTTAGGCGACATTTCATCAAAGCGCAGCAAAGAGCTTGGCCTTGGCGGTTTGCAGTCCTTGCTAGGCACACGCGGAGCAGCGCAAGCTGGCGCGATTGGCGATGAGATGATTGGCATTACGAACAAGGATAGCTTGCCGGGTTACTTTAACGAGCAGACCCGAGAGTATGTGCCTTGGTACGTTGATTTGTTTGACGGTGGTGGCTTGAACAAAGCTGGCACTGTAGCGGAGCAAGAAGCTGCGCAGTCTATGACTGTAAGCTCTAGACCCGGCGGCGCACCTATGGCCCAGCCGGGCTTGCTACGCCCTCGCGCGCGTCAAAACCCGTTAGAGCCGTTTGGCGGCGCTGGCCCGACTATACCAGAAGGCCCGCTTGGCCCGTTTGGTGGAGCTGGACCTGCAATACAAAAAACGCCAGACACGTCGTATTATACGCCGCCTTCGTCTATGCAAATGCCAACTCAAACAACCGTTGCGCCACAGCAAACCGCCCAAGTAGCTCCTCAACCTATTCCTGCGTCTGGCGGCAATATGGCAATTAACACTCCTGCCGCGCAAAATAGAGACCAAATGATTGCAGATCAACAAGCGCTGGTCCGGGAACAGGAGATAAAGAGCCACCCGTTGTACCCGGAATATGTTGATTTCTTAAATCGGTCTGGCTTGGCTTCCGTTCCGGGTTTGTTTGAGCGGTACTTAAAAGTAACTGGAGCCAATTAATGGCAATCACAACTTACGCAGAGCTAAAGTCTAGCATAGCCAACTGGCTCAACCGCGACGATCTTACGTCGGTCATTCCTGATTTTATTAGTTTGACTGAGGCAGGCATTAATCGTGACTTGCGGCATTACAAGATGATAAACCGCGTTGATGCTACGTTGGATAGCCGTTATGTGCAGATGCCTGCTGATTGGCTTGAGACTGTACGCTTTGGCATTACATCTGGCACAACTTATCGCCTTGAGTTGGTTTCTCGCGATGACATGCTTGAGTATCGTCAGAACACGTCTGACATTGCTGGCATTCCAAAGTTTTACGCAAACATTGGCGACACCATTGAGGTTTTCCCAACGCCTGCCGCTGAGTATCAGATGCAGCTTCAGTATTATGCTAAAACGCCTGCGTTGAGTGATAGTAGCACAACAAATTGGCTTTTGACTGACGCGCCGGATATTTACTTGTATGGCTCGCTAATTCAGGCTGCACCATATTTGAATGATGACGCCAGAGCGGAGACTTGGGCCGCGCTTTATTCTGCGGCTATTCAGTCGATGCAAAGGGCGTCAGATGACACACGTTTTGCTGGTTCTGGCCTTAGAATGCGTGTGACTAGCTATTAGTCGCGTGATGGTGTATAGAAGTCACAGATATATCTAACGGAGAAATCCATGTCTTTAACTAACGCTTTTGAGACAAGCACACTGCAATATCTGCTGACGACGGGTAGCGTTACCCGCCCGACGGCGTGGTATGTTGGCTTGTTTACATCCGACCCGACTGACACAGGCGCGGCTGGCACAGAGGTTGCTGGCAACGGTTACACCCGCATAGCTGCTACATTTACAGTTACCGGCGACACTGCCTCCAACTCTGCATCCATTGAGTTTCCGGCGGCAAGCGGCGGCAACTGGGGTACAGTTGGTTGGATTGGCATTATGGACGCATCGTCTGGCGGGAATATGATTATTCATTCCGCTCTTGATACCGCCAAGGCCATTAACGATGGCGATGTATTCCGCATCCCAACGGGCGACCTTGACATCACGGCAAGCTAATGGCCTTGCGCTCCACATATAGCTCAGGGGTTTTTAACTCTGGGCTATACGGCGAGCCTGAGACTACGCAGGGCGCGGTATCCGCGTCCATTGGCATTTCTGCGTCTGCATCTGCTGTTACGATTGTTGACGCATCATCCTCAACGTCTATTACGTTTGTTTCGTCACAGCCGACGGGTATTCGCGTTGCTGATGCGTCGGCTAATGTAAGCCTCGGCGGCATTGCAAATGTGTCGGCCATTACTTATGAAGTTATACCGGGTTTTCGTCCGGGTTACGGTTTAAACACTTACGGTTCGTTTATTTACGGTGAAAACCGCAGCACGGAAGACGCCAGCGCGACTGCAAACATTGCGTTTTCCGTTAGCGTTGCTGGCGGCATTACGCGCAATGTTTCGTCTTCAACAGCGATTGAGTTTACAACGACTGCGCGCGGTGTTTACGACGTGGTTGCCTCTGCAAGCGCTGCTATTTCAATTTCTTCCGATATAGGGTATATCAGGATAAGAAATGTTGCAATTTCCGATGATATTGAATTTACGCCAGCCGTAAATGCGAGATACAAATGGGAAGACGCACCCGACCCGACAACCATATGGACAGAAGCATCTGATCCATCTACGACTTGGACAGAAGCAGATTACTTAGAGAGGGCCGCGTAATGCCTACGACGACGACAAATTATTCTTGGAATAAGCCAACCGTAGGCGGCGACGAAGACGCTTGGGGTGGTTATTTAAATGGCAACTGGGACAGCTTAGACACTTTGCTCGGCGGCGTCACAACTGCCGAGTTAGCTGTTTTAGATGGTTCTTCTGTTACAACTGCTCTTAAGATGCCTGCGGGGACAACTGCTCAGCGTCCTACTCCTGTAAATGGCATGTTGCGTTATAATAGCGATGATGCTGCCTTTGAGGGATACGCTGACGGCGCTTGGGGTGCAATTGCTGGCGGCGGCGGCGACACTCAAACCGTTACCACTACAAGCACAACACAAACGGCGCTTGCATCGTATGCTGCGTCCACTTCGCTTGGCATCGAGGTTACTGTTATTGCGACTGACACTGTTGCTACAGAACGTACTATTGCGAAACTTTTAATTACGCACGATGGCACAACTGCGGTTGCAACGCAGTATGGCGAGGTTAACACTGATACGCCTGTTGCATCCTATGATGTCGATATTAGTGGCGGCAATGTTCGGCTTTTAGCTACGGCGGCGTCTGCAAATTCAACTAATTTTACTGCGGTGGCGGCGATTTTAGCTTAAAGTGACGACAAGGGGAGAGTGAACCATGTCAAACAATAAAGACTTCAAAGTAAAGAACGGTATTCAACCCACGGTCTATCACGAGGCTGTGGGTACAGTTGTGTCCACTAGTGTGTCTGTTGGATATGACATAACAAATGCTTCTTTTGACGATGTTACAGCGAGCATATCTCAAGTTGGGGACGAGCGTGGATTAGCTTTTAGCACAGACGGGACAAAGTTTTACGTCTTAGACGGGAACTCTCCACAGAGTGTCTTTCAGTACAACCTGAGTACGGCTTGGGACTTATCAACATCAAGTTACTCCAACAATAGCTTTAGTATTAGCTCTCAAGAAACCCAACCAACAGGTGTCACGTTTAAGACAGATGGCACTAAAATGTATGTTACGGGGTACACTGGCGACGATGTTAATGAGTACATTTTGAGTACCGCTTGGGATGTATCGACAGCATCCTTCGTGACTAACTTTAGTGTGTCATCTCAGGCAACATTCACAGGTGATCTGTTCTTCAAGCCTGACGGATTAACTTTCTACATTTGCGGCGCTAATGATCTGTATCAGTACACTCTAAGCACAGCGTGGGACATCTCAACGGCTTCATACGCCAGCAAGACTGTGGCAACTTTAGAAAGAGACGGCCTACACTTCAAAGAGGACGGCACAGAGTTTTTTGTTTCGGGCAATAATACAGATGCTGTCTACAAGTACACCATGAGTACCGCTTGGGACATCTCTACAGCTTCATACTCAAACGACAGCTTTTCACTCGCTTCACAAGACACTATCCCTAAAGGCTTGGTGTTTAAGGATGACGGGACTAAAATGTTTGTGACGGGTGTCGCAGGTACAGACGTAAATCAATACACTACATCTGTTACGACAACCACAGCATCCCTAGACCTATCCACAGGTAACGTCTTTGAGGTCACCCCAACGTCTGACATCCAAGTAACACTAACCAACCCTGCTGCTAGTGGGACATCTAGTGGTGCTACGTTGTTGTTGGATGGGAGTTTTGCTAGTAGCTATGATATTGCTAATGCTGTGTATGCTGATAAGTCATTTTCAGTAAACGACTGGGAAACAGCAGCAGTTCTGCTAGACTTCAAGTCTGATGGAACTAAGATGTATGTTGGGGGCCAAAGTACAGACACTGTAAGGCAATATAGCCTGAGTACCGCATGGGATATTACTACTGCAAGTTACGACAACAAGAGCCTAGACTTTTCCGCCCAAGACGTCTCACCGCAATCTTTTATCTTTGGTGATAGTGGCACTAAGTGTTACGTTACAGGGACTGGTAACGACACTGTTTACCAATACACTGTGTCAACTGCATGGGACACCTCTACAGCAAGTTATGCAAGTAAAAGCCTTTCTGTTGGCTCACAAGATACTTCGCCTCTTGAAATGTGCTTTAACAACAATGGCACAAAGATGTTTGTCTGTGGAGGTTCTGGTGATGATGTTAA